TTGTTGCTCTAAAGCTACTAGTTCTTGTACTTTTTGAGCAATTCTTTGCGCTACAGCGTTATCAAATTCAATTTGAAATGCTTCTTCGTCCGCTTGTTGCATCTGTGCCATAGTTGGATCTTGAGAAAATGCTTGTAACACCTCTTGTTTGACCATTAAGGATACATGTTCCATTAAATGTCCTTGAAGTAATCCATAAATTTGAGGATTAATCTGAACCATTCTAGATGTCATGAATGCCATATGCGCATTGATGTGAGCATTATGATCTTGTTGTGGAAATGCTTTTGGCAATACCATCTGTAACGCACCTGTATTTTCCATTGCTGGATCTAAAGGTTTTGGTGGTTCAGGTGGTGGTTTTAAAATTGCATTAATATTTTTTACTCCTAATGCTTGATACATACGTTTATAAGCTTCATGTAAATCATGCATTTGTGGATTAGACATTGCAAGTTGCATTTCTGATTGTGCAATTTGAATTCTTTGTGTCATAGAATAAATATCAGGATCTGCTACTGGTATAACATCTACTCGATCATCAAAATCAGCTTGTTTAATAAATCTATTTCCGCCAACAACATCATAAGGATATTCTGGAGGTAAATAATCTGCAAACACTCTTGCTAATAATTGGAATTCTTGTTTCATAGAATAGAAACAACGTTTATGAATAGCAGACATAACCTTAGAACCTCGTTCTAAGATAGCCATCGTTGTTCCTACAGGAGCTTGATTATTCATATCCCCTACTTTCATGTCAGCAATAGAAGCAAATCGTTTTCCTGCTTCGACACAGAATCCTAATAATTGAAATAGCGTCGCCGATGGTTCTTTAAACGGAAGCGACATAAATTGATCTCTAATATTGCCTCCCGGAGCATCAACATCTCTAAATTCTCCTGGTTGTAAAGGCTGCGCATCATCTCGTACTCTAATACCTCTAGATTTAAATCCAGCAGGTAAATTAGATAAAGTACCAGCATCTAATAATTGACGTAATGCGGAAGTAGCGGTTCTAGATAAACCACCAATCATATGGATTAAACCAAATCCATAAAACCCTAATCCTGGTAAAAATTTAAAATGAACAAAATGATTTTTTCTTTGCTTTAACGGATCTTCTTTTTTGTAGTTTCTATAAATAGATAATACTTGTCTAGAGTCTTCATCAATGGTCACGACATAAGGAATCTTAATTCCATTCTCATCTTCGTATCCCGGTAAATCTAAATTAGTATGTACTTCAATTAAGTTGTACATAAGGTTTTTATCTGTTCCTTGACTAGAAGCTATGCCTTCAAGTTCATACACTTTCTCTTGTGCTTTATCTTCTTTGTACGCTGGTTTTGGTAAATCAATGTCTCTATAAAATCCTGATACTTGCAGTTTTCGTAAATCATTATCACTGGTTTGAATGATTTGTGTAATTCGTTGTGCGTCCGATAAATCCGAAGCATTATAAGGAACTACAAGATCTTCTGCTTTAATAAATTTAGAACATGCTCTTTGCATGATGCCATCGTAATATACTTTTTTAAAAGTAGATCCTGTTAAAGGAAGATAGAATAACATTTGATCCATGTCAGGTGTGTACTCTTCCATTTTATTCATCAGCATGTAGTTCATGAAATCTTTGACACGACCTGCTTGATCTATTTTTTCATCCGTGTCTGCTCCTATAACTTCTGTTCGAACAGGACCGTCTGATGGAAGTAATTCTTTGAATGCTTGTGCTTGAAACTGTGTAGCAGATTCTGCTAACAATGGATGAGTAACTCCTGCAGCTCCAAGAAAAGGTCTAGTAGGTGATTCGTATTTAAATCCTAATAGGTCTAATCCTTTTGTGTAAGTTTCAATCCATTCTTGCCTAGAAGTTTTATCTTGTTCATAATCTGCAACTAATTCATTTCCTATTTTGGCTAATTCTCTTTCGTCAATGTTTTCTGCTAGGTTAGCATAAAAACTTTCTTCCATTGGTTCTTCGGGTAGGGGCTCACCAGCAATGACATTGTTATCCTCGTCAATTACAGTATCTACATCTTCGGCCATAGGACCTGTAGTTTCTAATTCAACTTGATCATTTTCAAATTCACTTGACATTAATACATCCTTGTTTTTTTCTTACGAGCTAGTCCATTTCCTTTACAGACAAAGCCACCTTTTTTGTAAGCTTGGAATCCTGGAATTCCTCTTTGTTTAACTTGATACATTCCACTTAACTGTTCAGCTGCTTTAGTTGGGTTTTTCATAATATTGAAAAAATCAGCCATGTTCATATTTTTAGACATAGACTGCATCATGTTTCCACGAATTTCACCCATCGCTTTTTTATTCGCAGCATCAAAATCAAAAGTGACTCCACCTTGTTGCATCTTTTTTACTCTACCACCTTTTTTAAGAGAGATACCGTATTTCTTTTTTGCACCTTCTACTCCTCCCGATGTTTGATCTACTTGCGACAATTGTTCCTCGATGTTGGCCGATGGATCGGCAGTTGTTTTCATATACTTTGAAATAAATTTGTCAAACATAATTAAAATAATGGTGCGAACAATTCTCTTTTGACTTCTACCAATCCTCCAAGTTTATATGCTTTCATAGGACCTTTTTTAGCCCCTTGTATATCTATTACTACACTTTCGATGTAATTTCTAGGATCATTGTAATCTTTTATATCTGCTTTTGTAAAATAAGATTCATCGGTACTTGCTAAAAAAGCATCTCTTTCTGCTTTTGTTTTAAAAGCAAGAGCAGGTACTTCTGGCATATCTGAATCATAATCTGTGTTTTTATATATTATTTTATAAGGTTTGTTAGGATCTGTGTGATAAACACGTTTAATAGTAGTTTTTGCTCCTATTTGTTTAGCTACAGCCTGCATAGCTTTTACCATATCTGCTGTTCCTTTTATTTTTCCTGTACCTTTTAATTCTCCTACGTTTTGATTTGCAGCTTTTTCATAATCCATAAAATAGTCTCTATATTTACCCACAGCTTCTGGACCTCCTCTAAATTCTTGTGACGCATCTTCAATCGGTCTTCCAGGAAGTTTTCTTGGACTTAATCCATAAAATCTTTCTATCTTTAACATATCTTTTTTATTTTCTTTATTCATGTGATAAAAATCAGCTGGAGATAAAGCTATATATCGCTTACCTCTTTTTCTTGCTTCATTAACCATAGACTTAATAGCCATTTGTGTCCAAGTAGCTTCTTTTGGCATAGGAGCATAATCGTAAACTTGGTTTTTTGCATCAAACACAGAACCCCCTCTTTCTCTAGTGCTGGATCTAGGTGCATCGTAAAACTCAGCGCTTGTAGTCACAGATGCTGGTCTTACTCTATTGTCAGCAGCTTTAATATTATACTGTTTTCGTAAATTCATTAATTGATCCATTTTAGATTTGCTTAAAGGATTGACTTGATGTTCCGCTACTAAAGCATTAATTTGAGACTGAATATCTTTTAATTCATTTTTTACAATAGAACTACTTAATTTGTTTGCGTAAGGATTATTTCTTACAGCAGTAGTCGGATCAAAATTACTTGCTTTTTTATCAAATCTAAATTTAGCTTTTCCAAATTCTTCTCTTAAGGTTTGATGAATATCAGATTGTACTTCTCCTATAAACAAAGTGTCTCCATAATTATCTACTCCACGAGTATCATATCGAACAAACACAGGAACATTAGGTTCATTAAAATGAACAGAGTAGACATTTTTTACATCGGAGTTACCTGGTATAGCCTCATTTAAATAAATTACTTTTTCTCTATAATCAAATCCTCCTTTAGGAAAATCAGTTCTGTGTCTAGGAGCAACGGTAGCTTCTTGTCCTTTTTTTGCTAAAACACTTACTTCCTCTAATTTTTCTTTGTAAGCACGAGCAATTAATTTATCGTTATCTCCTAGTTGTGGTAAAATAGAATCAATTTTATTGATTGTTTTTTGTGTCATGTTTTGTTTTCCTTTCTTTTTAGTTTTTTTTATTAAGAAT